CTGTTATGGTATTGGATTTTGGAGCAGTTAAAACATCAACATCAGGAACCTTTACGGTACAATTTCCTACCAACGATGCTTCTAGTGCGATTTTAAGAATTACTTAATATAAGTATTTAGCTTTTGTTGTAGTTGGTTTAAGATACAACTATGTTTTTCGGTACTACAACTTTTGCTGAAGATTCGTTTAGTGCGCAAGGCAGTAAAAATGCAGTCATTGCAGTTACTGGAATAGCATTAAACACGAATGTTGGCACAGCCGCCTCAACAGGTTCTGCTGTTGCAAATCCTACAGGTCAATCACTAACTTCTGCCATAGGAACAGAAACTATCAGCGCAAGCGTAGTTGTAACTCCTACAGGTCAATCACTAACCTCTGCACAAGGCACCGTTTCAATTGGAGCGGGAGTAACAAGCTTTCCAACAGGCCAATCTATTACGTCAAGTGATGGTAGCGTAACTATCTTCTTACCTGATGTTACTGCAACTCCAACAGGTGTATCCATCGCAGTTCAAAACATTGGTCCTTATTCTATCGTTGCAGGGGGCGAAACTTCAATTATCGTTGGAAGTGAAAACCTTCTTAACACAAGTGTAGGAACCTCATCTGTTAGAACTGATGTTGTTACTCAACCATCAGGGATAGCTTTAACGTCTGCTATAGGAACTGCAACACAATCAAGCGCAGTTATTGCTCAACCAACAGGTATAGCAATATCTTCATCTCAAGGAACAGCCACATTTACAAGTGATTTAATTGTAGATTTAACAGGCAATGGCCAATCTTTATCTACTTCAATCGGCACCGAAACTTTTGTCGGTAGCGTAACTGTATCTCCAACTGGTTTAGAGTTAAACTCTGCGATTGGCACTACCACTGTAGTTCCAAGTATAATAGTAACTCCATCAGGTATAGCTATAACGACAGTTCAAGGCAGTGCGGCGTCCGTAGTTGAAACTATCGCCACACCAAACGGTATCGATATGACAATAACAATTAGAACTCCAGGAGTTCTAGCTTGGTCCCCTGTCGTTCCGGGAGTTGCAAATGCTTGGACACCCGTTGATGATAGCAATATAAACACATGGACTCCTGTCGATGATTCTGCTACAAATACATGGACAGAAGTAGATGACAGAGAGGTAGCTTAATGCTATATATTATTCAATGGCGCAACTAATTCTTAACGATCGAGTAAAAGAAACCACCACAACCACAGGCACGGGCACTGTAAATTTAGCAGGTGCTGTCGAAGGATTTGAAACCTTCGTCGCTGGTGTAGGAAATGGTAAAGAAACATTTTATTCAATATTTGCAGGCACAGAATTTGAAGTCGGTAGAGGCACTGTAACAGACGCTAGTCCTGATACATTATCAAGAACAACAGTCATATCTTCATCCAATTCAGACAATAAAGTAGATTTTTCTGCAGGAGAAAAAACAGTCATTTGCACTTATCCTGCATCTAAAGCACCCTCTGCTAGTATGGATGCTACAACATATGTTACTACACATGCTTCAACGATTAGTGATGATCAAACATTAGACTCAGGAGTTTTAGCAGGACCTGTGACGGTAACAGGCACACAAACAATTACAGGAACATTGGTGGTCGTCTAAATGTCAAAGATTAAAGTCGATGCTGTTGAAAGTAGAAGTGGAACATTAACTGTTGGAGGGTCGGGAGACACTGTAAATTATGCAGCAGGGTCTATTCCTAATGCATCTTTAGAAAATTCAGCCATAACAATTAATGGAAGTTCTGTATCTTTAGGTGGTTCAGCAGATATATCTGCTGGTATTGATTGGCAGACAACAAAGAAAACTGCAAATTTCACTGCAGCAACAGGGAAGGGATATTTTGTAGACACAACATCAGCTTCAATCACTGCAACTCTCCCAGCTTCGCCTTCAGCAGGAGATCAAGTTGCCTTTAAAGACTACGCAGGAACTTTTGGCACTTATTCTTTAATTATTGCAAGAAATGGTTCAAAAATTCAAGGAAGTGCTAACGACAGTGCTATTGAAACTAATAGAGCTTCTGTAAATTTAATTTATATTGATGCGACTAGAGGTTGGCTTTTTATTAATGAAAGTAATGTAGGAGATTTAGAGAATGTTCAATACGTAACAGCCACAGGTGGTACAGTTACAACTTCTGGTGACTACAAAATACACACGTTCACTTCTTCAGGAACTTTCACTGTTACCAATGCAGGTAATCCCGCAGGATCAACTATTGTAGATTATATGGTTGTTGCTGGTGGAGGAGGTGGAGGTAGTACCTATCAGCCCGGTGGAGGTAATTTCGGCGGTGCTGGTGGAGGAGGAGGTGGATTTCGAGAATCCGTACCCTCTCCTGCTGCTTGGACTGCTTCGCCCCTAGCTAGCTCTGCTGGTGGCTTAACAGTTTCCGCTCAAGCTTATCCTATTACTGTTGGTGGAGGCGGTTCTGGATCTCCAGGAGGAACAGATAATGGTTCTGCTAGTCAGGGATCAAGTTCAATTTTTTCAACCATTACCTCTGCAGGTGGTGGCCTTGGCGGTCGTACAACAAATCCTAGTGGTTCATTTACGGATGCTAATACTGGTGGCGCTGGTGGATCAGGTGGTGGAGGAGCTATGTATAATCAAGGTTCGAGACCTGGAGGCTCTGGTAACACTCCTTCTGTAAGTCCTCCTCAAGGAAACAATGGTGGATCAGGCACTAGCTCAGGGAGTAATAACGTAGCAGGAGGTGGTGGAGGAGCAACTCAGGCAGGTACCAACGGAACAAGTAGACAGGGAGGTCCTGGTGGCGCTGGAGCAACAACATCTATTTCAGGTTCACCTTCCTCTTTTTCTGGTGGTGGAGGGGGATCATCAAGATGTCCTGATAATTCAGCACCCGAACGTGGACTTGGCGGCACAGGTGGCGGTGGCGACGGAGGCGCAGCTGGAACACCAACTACTCCGGGCACAGCTGGAACTACCAATACAGGTGGCGGCGCAGGTGGAGCAACTCAAGAAAATAACTACCCCATTGCAGGCCCGAGTGGCGGATCAGGAATCGTGGTTTTAAGGTACAAGTATCAAAATTAAGGAATAAAAATGGCAAGCGATATAAAAGTAAATAATATTAAATCTTACTCAGGAAATACTTTAACTCTAGGTGAATCAGGTGATACAATTACTTTACCTAGTGGAACAACTTTGAATGCAACCAACGCAACCGTTGAAGGTATTTCTGGCGGTGCAGATTTTCAAACAACTGTAAAGACAGCAAGTTTCACTGCAGTAGCAGGTGAAGGTTACTATGTTAACACAACGTCCTCTGCAATTACTGTTACACTTCCCTCTTCTCCTTCTGTAGGAGATTTAGTTTCTATTGTAGATTATGCAGGCACATCGGCTACGAATAACATCACTATCAATCCAAATAGTAGTAATTTTTTAGGATCAACTGATAATAAAATTATTAAAGAAAATAGAGCAGCCTTAAATTTAATTTATGCTGATGCTACTCAAGGTTGGACCTTAACAGCTTATGCAAAAGAAGCTGATTTAATCACTACACCTGATGCTCCTACTATTGGCACCGCAACTGCAACGGGATCGACCACAGCTACGGTTGCTTTTACAGCACCTTCAAATGATGGTGGATCAACAATTACTTCTTACACAGCAACGTCTAATCCTTCAGGAATAACAGGAGTTTTGAGTCAAGCAGGATCCGGTACGATTAACGTAACAGGACTTTCTGCTACTACAGCTTATACATTTACTGTCACAGCTACAAACGCTATTGGCACAAGTTCTGCTTCCGCAGCTAGTAATCAAATCACTACTCCAGCACCTTCTTACAACATTCAATATTTGGTTCTTGCTGGTGGCGCAGGTGGAGGTAAAACCGTTGGTGGCGGAGGTGGTGGCGGAGGTTTTCGAACTGGCACAGTCCCATCCACTGCAGGTGGAACTATAACAGTCTCTGTGGGCGGAGGTGGCGCTGGAGGCTCCTCTTCAGGTGCTGGTGCTCAAGGTGGTACTTCCCAAATCTCAGGACCTACAATTACAACTATTGCTTCCGCAGGAGGAGGTAGCGGTGGTGGATTTAATGCTAACACCGTTGGTGGTGATGGTGGTTCTGGAGGCGGTGGCGGACATACGAGTGCTGGTGGTTCTGGAAATACTCCTACTGTTAGTCCTCCTCAAGGAAATGATGGTGGAGATGCTTCTCCTGCCCAATGGGGCGGAGGCGGAGGCGGTGGCGCTGGTGCAGCAGGTCAGGATGGCTCAAGCGGTGGAGGCTCTGGTAATGGAGGAAATGGTTCTCCTTCAACAATCACAGGAAGTGATGTCACTTACGCAGGCGGAGGCGGTGGCGCTGCACAATCAGCTCCAACACCTTTAGGTGGTTCTGGAGGCGGAGGCAACGGTGGACACTATCCTGCAGATCCTGGTAATGGTGCTAAAAATGGAACAAGCCAGACTGGAGGCGGTGGAGGTGGAGAAAGAGATTCTACTCCTGCAGGCGGAAACGGTGGCAGTGGAATTATTGTTTTAAGAATGGCTACATCCGATTACTCAGGTACAACAACAGGATCTCCAACAGTAACAACAAGTGGTAGCGATACTATTTTGAAATATACAGGTGCGGGGACCTATACAACATAAATTTCAATAAAACTAATGATTGAAAAATTAGTAAAACAAATTAAATTAGTGAGAGGTAAATAATATGGCACATTTTGCAAAACTAGGTATTAATTCTAAAGTTATTGGTGTGGAAGTTGTTGCTGATGCAGATACTTCGGATGCTAATGATCAAGAAGATGAAGCTGTAGGAATACAGTTTTTAGAGTCTATTCATGGTTGGCCCTTATGGAAGAAAACCTCCTATAATACAAAAGGAGGCAAACACTATGATGCAGATGGTAATGAATCCTCAGATCAATCAAAAGCTTTTCGTAAGAATTATGCAGGCATTGGTTATACGTATGATGAAGATCGTGATGCTTTTATTCCACCGAAACCCACAGGCTATACTTCTTGGGTTATCAATGAAACATCTTGTACATGGGAAGCACCTATTGCTTATCCTTCCGTAATTGAATATGGTGATCCCGCTAAACCTTATGATATCTCTTGGGATGAAGCGAACGCTCGTTGGACAGCCACAGATCAAGAAGATCCTCAAGGATCATTTCGTTGGGACGTTAATACTTCTACTTGGATTTCCCTATAAGATAAATGCAAAGTAAGATTCTTCTTACGGAACAATCAATTGTCTATGGAGAAATTCCTTCTATCCTCAAAGACAAATTAGATTTAGACCGTATTAAAACAGATATCATCAAGAACTATGTGTTGAATAATTTTCAAAGCAAAGACATTTTTAATTATCACAAAGACTATATTGAAATCAGCGATAATCAACATATGACTTGGATACTCGATTATATTCGTGATCACTGGCGTGTTGAATATGGACGAATCCCTATACTCACACAACGAGCAGGTTTGATTCAAAACAAAGGACACACCATTAATACACATCATCATATTGATGAGTTTGATTTATGGAGCTCTCCTGATATCTCTTGTATTTACACGATAGATGCAGGCAAAGAGCCTTCGGAGATTGTCTTTGAATATGCGAAAGGCAGAGAAAAACACGCACGATATCGTATTCCGATGTTGGAAAATCGTTTTATTATCTTTAATTCGGATTTAGCTCATTATCTCACACCTAACAAAAACGAAGATGCAATAGTAAATCTTTCTTTTCAATTCCAATTATTGTAGTATTTTATTGTTATGGCAGATTTAGAACTTGATGGACCGAATAGTGCAATAAGCGTTGATACGCTTAAACCGAAAACAGGAACAACTTTAACTTTAGGAGAATCAGGTGATACAATTACCTTACCTAGTGGAGCAACTTTCGATGCTTCTAATGCAACCGTTCAAGGTATTGCTGGTGCCATTGATTGGCAAACAACCGCAAAGACAACCGCCTTTACGGCAGTTGCAGGTGAAGGTTATTTTGTAGATACTACAAGTGCAGCAATCACTGCGACATTACCCTCCTCCCCTTCCGCAGGAGATCAAGTTGCTTTCAAGGATTACGCAGAGACATTTGGAACAAATAATTTTATCATAGCTAGAAACGGTAATAAAATTCAAGGAAGTGCAGAAAATAGCACAATTACTACAAATAGAGCATCTCTTGTTTTAGTATACGTTGATGCCACTAAAGGTTGGCTATTTACCAATGAGTCCAATGTTGGAAACCTAACAGCAACAGCTCCTAATGCTCCGACAATTGGTACTGCAACAGCAACAAGTCAAACAACAGCAACAGTTACTTTCACTGCTCCTGCCGATGATGGTGGTGAACCCATTACTCAATATACAGCTACTTCCTCTCCAGACGGTATCACTGGTACTTTAAATCAAGCTGGTTCTGGTACAATTACTGTTAGTGGTCTTACAAAAGAAACAGCTTATACATTTACTGTTACAGCAACCAATGCTATTGGCACTAGTGCCGCTTCGGCTGCAAGTAATTCAATTACGACTCCCGGAGATTTTGTTGCTGCCACAGGTGGTACAGTTACAACATCGGGAGACTTTAAAATTCACACATTTACATCAAGTGGTACTTTCACTGTAACAAGTGCAGGTGCTCCTGGAGGTTCTACTACAGTTGATTTTCTAGTAGTCGCTGGAGGAGCTGGAGGAGGTGGTGGTATAGGTGGAGGTGGAGGCGCTGGTGGTTATCGAGAGTCTTTTCCAAATCCTGCAACTGGAGGCCATCCTGTTTCCATTCAAGCTTATCCTATAACTGTCGGTAGTGGTGGGAATGGTGGACCAGATGGTAGTTCATCCTTTAATAGCGGATCAAATGGTTCTAATTCAGTTTTTTCAACTATCACATCCTCTGGTGGAGGCGGCGGAGGTTCAGGTGTTGCTTCTGGTGGATCTGGCGGATCTGGTGGTGGTGGAGGTGGTGGTTCTGGCGGACAACCCGCCGGTTCTGGTAACTCTCCTTCCGTTACCCCTCCTCAAGGAAATCCCGGTGGTAGTGGTGTCGATGTGCCCGGTAATAATTCTAATGCTGGCGGTGGCGGAGGCGCAGGTGCTTCAGGCAGTAATGGATCTGCTCCTAGTGGCTTTGGACAAGGTGGCCCCGGTGGAAATGGTACGTCTAGTTCTATCACAGGTTCCAGTGTGACCAGAGGTGGAGGTGGTGGTGGCAACTCACGTTTTGCTACTCCTTCTTCATTACCCGGTTCAGGTGGATCAGGTGGTGGAGGCGCAGGTGGCGGTGGTTCTCCTGGTCAAGCAGCTGTAGCTGGAACAGCCAATACTGGTGGCGGTGGAGGTGGTGGAGACTTTCCTCAACCAAGTAATCCAGCCGCAAACGGTGGTTCTGGAATCGTTGTTATAAGATACAAGTTTCAATAGTTGATTTTTCTTTATCCTAAGTTATTATAAGAAATAGAAAGGTAAGAGATGAATTTAGAAAATTATTGGTACGTATTCCAAGGAGCTATTCCTCCTCGTATTTGCGATGACATCATTGCTTACGGAGAACAACAAGCTGATCAAACCGCATTGACTGGTGATTTTGATGGTAAGACACCCACCGATCAAAAAGATATTTCTAAGTTGTATAAAACAAGGAACTCATCGATTGTATGGATGAATGATGAATGGATTTATCGAGAGATCCGTCCTTACATTAATCAAGCCAATCAAGATGCAGGTTGGAATTTCGAATGGCATCATTCTGAGTCTTGTCAATTTACGAAGTATCGTGAAACGCAACATTATACGTGGCATCAAGATTCTTGGAGTAAAGCGTATAGTAAACCAAGAGACATTACCGATGGTTTAATTAGGAAACTTTCTGTTACCGTGTCTTTAGCAGACGGTAATGAATATGAAGGAGGCGACTTAGAATTTGATTTACGTAATCGAGGAGACAGTCAATCGGTTGTTCAAACTTCTAAAGAAGCAAGAGTCAAAGGTTCGGTGATTGTTTTTCCTTCATTTGTTTGGCACCGAGTTGCTCCTGTTACAAAAGGCACTCGTTATTCATTAGTAATTTGGAATTTAGGATTTCCGTTTAAATAGGAGTAGAAATGGTAAAAAAGAAAAAAGAAGAAAAAGGTAATTTTTTTCAAGAAAATAATTATGCAGTGATTAAAGGAGCGGTGACTCCTGATGTAGCAAGTTTTGTTTATGCATATTTTCAAAATAAAAGATCGATTGCCTCACATTTAAAAGAGACACGATATATTTCACCCTTTGATCAAACATGGGGAACATGGGAAGATTCACAAATTCCCAATACTTATTCTCATTACGGAGATGTTGCCATGGAAACCTTAATGGTGCGAGTCATGCCTGTGATGCAAGCAGTTACAGGATTAGAATTAGTTCCCACATATTCTTATGCTCGTATCTATAAATATGGAGATACTTTACATCGACACAAAGACCGAGCGTCTTGTGAGATATCTTGTACGTTAAACTTAGGTGGTGATAAGTGGCCTATCTTTTTAGAGCCTTCGGGTGAAGAAGGAAAGAAAGGTGTCCAAGTTGATTTAGAACCCGGTGATCTTTTAGCGTATCGTGGTACATTATTAGAGCATTGGAGAGAGCATTTTGAAGGGTATGACTGTGGTCAAGTATTCTTACATTATAATAATAAAAATGGAGAGTTTGGTCAGCAAAATGCCTTTGACGGTCGTCCGATGTTAGGGCTACCTGCTTCTTATAAAAAGTAGACTTTATGTTTTGTTAGTGATAAAAATAAGCCATGGCATCATCATTTTCAGATAGACTTAAATTAGAACTACAGGCATCAGGCGAAAACGCAGGTACCTGGGGGGATAAAACTAATAATAATCTTGAAGTTATTGATGCTTTCGTAAATGGTTATTTGTCAAAGAGCGTAGCAGGATCTGCTGATGTTACATTAACAACTGCTGATGCCTCCGCAACTGCCGAGTCTTCTAATAAAGTTATAGAATTAACAGGCACATTGACTGGTAACATCAATGTATTTTTACCTGCAAAAGAAAGTAACTATATAATATTTAATAATACATCAGGTTCACATACTCTTTCAGTGGCTCCTACAGGTCACACAGCTAACGGTGTAGCTATTACTCAAGGCTCACATACTATGATTTATAATAAGTCCGATCGATGTGTGGATGTATTAGGTGCGAAGGTTGGCACAACAGCAACTACCTATTTTGGCAGTGGTGCAAATTTAACAGGTATTGATATTATTCCATCTGGATCCCTAATGTTGTTTCAACAAACATCTGCCCCTACAGGTTGGACTAAACAAACTACACATGACAACAAAGCATTAAGAGTTGTAACAGGCTCTGCAAGTTCTGGTGGTTCAAACACTTTTGCTGCAGCGTTTAACAACAATCAAACAGTTAGTGGAACGACAAGTAGCACGAGTGTTACAATTACTGGTTCAACTGCGGGTCACTCTATTACACAAGCTGAACTTCCGAGTGTGACTCTTCAAACAACAGAATCTGTTAAAATTGAAGAAGCTCCATCAAACAAAGGTTCTTCTTCTGGATCAGGCGCAGCTTATAACAAAGCTGATGTGCCATTAGGTGGTAGTGATCAAGCTCACAGTCACGGCGTTGGAACACTTGCAGGCGGTGCACATACACATACTTTCTCAGACACATTCAATCTCGACGTTCAGTACGTTGATCTTATAATCTGTTCTAAAGATTAGTGAAAATCGAAGTTAAAGACAATTGTCCTTTAGACGGCTTTAAACCTTGTCGCAAATTTGACTGCGCTTGGTTTATACAAATTCG